TTTTATTACTATTGTTTCGGGCGACGCCCAACCAGTATTTGCAACAGACGTATTGAATGGACCAGTTAGCCCTTCAGCATCCACAGCAGGAACACCTGTTAACTTTGCTGGCCCAAAATTAGACTTTTTTGGTGCAGTTGCTAACACTACAGTTGTAGGACAACAAGGTGTAAACGAATACGTTTCTAACGTTATTCAAGCAATTCAGCAAACAGCTACAGTTGCTATGTATCAAGTTGATGGCGCAACATTGAGTTTTGGTGTTTTCCCAACAGGTGCATTTGCTAATGCTGCAACATTCTTAACTGCTGCAAACATTACAGCTACTGGTTTCCAGTTGAACTCAGCTACAAACGTTGGTTTCAAATTGGCAGCATCTTAATCAACTTTGTTGATTACATAAAAACCCACTACGGTGGGTTTTTTGTTGACTAGATTTTACAAGTATAAGTAAACATGCTCGTGTAGCAATCTTGTCCTGCATAGGGCGGGACCGGAACGACACACACATACACAGGAGAAAAACATGAGCAAAACACCTTACGAGATCCGTCTCGAACTACTTAAGATGGCTAACGAAATTTTAGTTACACCTATCTTTCAAAAGCGACAAGCATTAAGCGACGAGTACCATTCCAAGTTGACTGATGCCAATCGAGAAACACACCCGTTTCCAACTTTGCCTGATTTTCCGTCTAGCACGGATATTGTAAGCAAGGCCGAAGAACTAAAAAAGTTTGTAGACGCAGCGTAATTAAAAAGCACCCTAGGGTGCTTTTTGTTGACTTTAATACGGGTCTTGCAATAATAACTTAAATACTAGCATGATGGTCAACAAAATCACTGAAGTGACAATATTTGAAAGTCCTGATGGCGGTCGTACAGTATATGCTCGAAAACCCGGCAGCCTTCATAGAGAATTACACAGTCAGGATCCTGCCTTACAACAAGAGCTTAAGGATTTAGAAAAGTCAAAACGTTGGGTAGAAATTTTCCAGGCTCGAAAAGACAATCCTGAACTTGATCACCTGTGTGAACAAGTTGAAATATTATATGAACTTGGCAGGAAAACAGAATGAAGTTTGCCTGTCAGACTCGATTTGATATCACTGTGACTGGCATAACCGGTCATTTTAAATCAGCTCATATGCCATTCCGAGACCGTGCCGGACAAGTGATACAAGATACCGCATCTTGGAATCGCAGTCGTAATCAACAGCGAAATTGGGAAACACTTACACAGATTTTAGGACTTCGCACACAATTATTTGCCCTCACTACCCCAATACAAGATCAAACCGGTACTCGATGGATGTTTGAATTTGAAACAGAAACTGATGGAGTATATGGACCAGAGGACGATCCTACTCGAGTACTAAGAGAAGATGCCAGCGGAGTTCCCATGTTGCGTGAACTTAATAACGATCCAGAGATTCAATCAGTTTTGATCACAGATGGCCCAGGACAAAACATTTGGTTTGCGCCTATTTCCATAAATAATTAACAGGATTTGCCCAAGAGCTAATCCGCTAAAATAGAGAAAATATTATGGTCGAAGCTACCGATATTGAAAAGAAAAGCCTAGAAGCGCATGTGGAACTCTGCGCTGAACGCTATAATGCGTTAGAAGATAAGATGTCAGTTATGAGCGAAAATATTGCACATCTTTGTACTATGGTGCAGGAAGTTAAATCTTCGGTCGGTAAATTAACTGAAAAAAACAATGACAGACTAATTACCTGGGGCATTAGTATTATTGGATTTCTAGCTGGTTCGGTAATTTATCTTATATCTCACTACGTTCTTAAATGAAACCAGATCAAGAACTTGAACGTATGTTCCGCCAAGAATTTAAGGATGCTGTTGCGAATTTAATCTGGCAAAATGATTCTGGGGAGTATGAAGCATTTGGAAAATATCGTATTATTCCACAGCGTCCCGGGTATCGAGTATTTTGTTCGGCTACAGAAGTAGGAACATTCTACAGTACTAAAACTGCACTTAGCTGGTGTATAGCCGACAAACACAATGCTTATAATACAGCACGTGAACTGTTAACAGTAGATAACAAATTAACCGCATTAACCCAGGACATTAACACTAGAGCCGCTATAGGCGATCGTTGTAAAAGCCCGGAGTTACGTGAAACTATTTTAACCAAGTTAGAAAGCAAGATTATACACAAAAAACAACTGGAAAATCAACTAACCAAATGTGTAGACTGGGCTAAATATATGCAATTAAGAGGATTCGATAATGAAACTGCAAGAACTGGCCGTAGCCAACCCAACAAAACAAGCCGCTAAGGTTTTTGAAAGCTATTTTGGAACTAGTATCAAATTTGACACTATTTCTCGCCGCCAAGCACAAGGCTTATTAACTCGTGTGCGCTCATTGATCAGCGAACATCGTCGCACTCCTGAGTTTCACCAGAGTGAAAAAAATCCAGCATATCTTAAATTGGTAATGTTGGAGCAGGCATTGGCTACTCAAGCCGCTGCACCTGGCCAACCCGCTGCAAATCCTCAACAGCAAGCTGGACTACAGGCTGCACAGGTTCAACAAAAGAAAAAACAAATACAAGATGCCATTAAAACCAAACAAGCCGAGATTACTCAATTGCAAAAACAAATGAACGATCCTACAATGATGGCCATGGCAGAAAGCAAGATTGCTCGCCGTTTGCGTGAAGCCAGCGAAGTTCAACAAGCTCAAGTTGTATTGGCCAGTCAAGACATGGTTGACCAAGTGCAAAAAATGAGCGAACAGATCAGTGCTATGCAGTTCAAAGATTTGCCAGCATTGGTTGACAATATCAAGAATGAAGTTGGTGTAGACCAAGCCATGCAGTTTAACACAGACGCAACAGCCGCATTGGCTGGTTTGTTACAAAACTTGCAAGGCGCTAAAACTCAATTAGAGTCTGCATTGGGTGTAGTTACTGGACAGGCTCCTGTAGTACCAGGCGAAGAAGTTGCAGTAGGTGCACCTGTACCAGGCGAAGAAGAAATTGGTATGGATGCTGAAATTCCAACCGCAGACGGTGATGTTGACATTGATGCTGAAATGGATGCCAATGTTGAGCCAGCAGGACTAGGACGTGAACGTAGATAATGTTAATCCGCGAAGTTGCAGATCCTAACACACAACGACTGGCTGCATTAAGCCAGTTTTTGCTTGGCCGTAGCGAAGACGAAACAGCCAAAAAACAAATCAGTCAAACAGCTTTTATTGACCTTGCTAAAAGTCTGGGTGTTAATGTTACCGCAGACAATCTTGGAGACTTGATCAGTAAAGAGCCCCTTAGCAACATCCTTGAACCACTTGAACCAAATTCCGGCCTGGTTCGATTCAAAGGCGATACAGAAGCCGCAACCGGAATGAGTGTTGATCAAGCTAGAGCAGTGGTAGATTCCAATGCCAAAGCGGCAATGAAGCGCCGCCAATAACCGGTGGGAAGAAAATACGTAGTCTCGGGCCCTACTAGAGTAGGCGGTAATCTTTTAACTAATATAATTAAAAGTTGCGAGCAACAGGCAATTCATACTCACAATCCTTTGTTAGAATTTGATAATTATGGCAAGGTAGTATTAATAATAGTCAATCGTCGTGATAGATTTGCGGCTCTTATGTCCAACTGCGTTGCATGGCACACAGGACAAACTACAACTTACAATATAACCAAAGTTGAACCGTTTTTAGTAACCCCTGGGGCATTTATTCAACAATACGTCGACAACATGGATCAAAATCAAAAACATGATCTAACTAGGAATTATAAATCAGTTAAAATGTTTTGGTATGAAGATTTTGTAAATAATTATGAACACGTAACCAACCGGTTAAAATTAAAAATGGTATCATCTTTGTTGCCGGATGTAGTTCCAGCTCCATACAGTTATAAAGATTTAATAATTAATTATCGAGATCTTAACAATATATTCAATCAGCTAGAAGTAATTTATCAAAACCGTTGTAAATAGTCAAGTAGCATGTTATAATATACAAAGGAGTATACAATGGCCTATTCAGAAAAAGTAATCGATCACTACGAAAATCCACGCAATGTGGGTAAAATTGAAACAGATGACTCTGTAGGTACTGGAGTAGTAGGCGCCCCGGCCTGCGGCGACGTTATGCGATTACAGATCAAGGTAGAAGATGGAGTTATAACAGATGCAAAATTTAAAACTTACGGTTGCGGATCGGCTATTGCGTCGAGTTCGCTCGTTACCGAGTGGGTCAAGGGTAAAACGCTGGAGCAAGCAGGAGCGATTAAGAACAGCCAGATTGCGGAGGAACTTGCTCTCCCGCCAGTTAAGATCCATTGCTCCATACTTGCTGAAGATGCGATCAAAGCCGCCATCGAAGATTATCAAAGAAAACATTTGAATGATTAGTGTAACTCCTACTGCAGCCAGCAAAATCAGTCGTAACTTAGAGCGTCGTGGCAACGGCATTGGAATTCGGCTAGGAACTCGGACCACTGGTTGTAGTGGCTTGGCCTATATTTTGGAATATGTGGATCAGACTGAACCCACTGATGTGATATTTGACAGCGACGGTTTTAAGATAGTAGTAGATCCAAAAAGTCTACCCATAGTCGATGGAATAATTGTTGATTATGTACGCCAAGGTCTTAACGAAGGCTTTGAATTTATTAACCCTAACGAAAAAGACCGATGCGGTTGTGGCGAAAGTTTTAGAATTTGATTTCTACTGATACTCTTGTCATCTTTGGTGATAGTTGGCCTTACGGTTTTGGGCTAAATTTAAACACAGAAAAACCTTTTGGAAAAATCATAGCAGAATCCTTACAAATTGAAAATTATGTAAACTGTGCGGTTCCGGCTAGCAGCAATGATCGCACAGTATTAGAATTATTAAAATATGTTAACAAGCATGCTTCTGTAGAAAATCATTTGGCAGTTTTTTTTATAACTACACCGACTCGAAAATTAGCAATTCAATACGATGATACGTTAATTGATATTAATTTAAATTTTACAGACATGTGTGAAACTGAAAACCAAGATACAATTGATAAAATTTATTACAAATATCTATATTCACTACAGCAAGAACAATTTGACTTACAACGAAATATTTTATCCCTACAAAGAATTTGTAGTCAACTTAAAATGCAAGATTTTTATATTGAGGGTTGGAGTAATAGTAAATTAGATTGCCCGGGTATAGATACAACAAAGATTTACAAACAAAGTTGCGCACAAATTCTAGGATACAAAAATCAAAACGATTATTTAGAAAACGACCCTAATCAGTTTATTTTACCTTGTAAGCACCCAAATCAACAAGGCCATGCTTTAATAGCCAACACACTATCTCAATGGATTCAAACTAATGTATAACCCAAAATTTAATTACCATGAATTATTGCGCACCAGCGAAGAAGGCAAACGCTTGTATTCTACCCCAGATGGTAGCAAGGTACCTAGCGTAACAACTATCCTGGACAAAACCAAACCCGAAGAAAAGAAACAAGCACTCAACGAGTGGCGTAAACGTGTGGGAGTAGAAAACGCACAAAAGATCACCACAGAGGCTGCTAACCGCGGAACTAGAATGCACACCTATTTGGAAGATTATATCAAGCAAGGTGAACTTAAAGAACGTGGGTCAAATCCGTTTGGGTGGGCAAGTCACGCAATGGCACAGACTGTTATCGAAGACGGACTTAAAAATGTCAACGAAATCTGGGGTGTAGAAATTCCTTTATATTTTCCCAAGCTGTATGCAGGAACCACAGACGGATGCGGCCTTCATCTAAATGAAGAAAGTATCCTGGACTATAAACAAACAAACAAACCTAAAAAATCAGAGTGGATTGAGGATTATTATCTACAACTTACAGCCTATGCTCTAGCACACAACGAAGTCTACGGCACAAACATACGCAAGGGTGTAGTACTAATGTGCGTAAAACCTCCTGTAGATGACATGGGTAATCCGTTAGCCCGTCCTGTTTACCAAGAATTTGTACTTAAACCTGAGGATTTTGACCATTGGTCTGATGCGTGGTGGCGCAGATTAGAGCAGTACTACCTACTGGCCTAACCAGCTAAATACTGGATAGAATTCAAGGAAGACTAAATTGGCCATTGTACAAATATCCCAAATCACAAACCGTAAAGGTTTACAGGAAAACTTACCACAGCTAGCTGGGGCAGAACTGGGCTGGTCAACTGATACTCGCCAGTTGTACATCGGCAACGGAACTCTCCAAGATGGCGCTCCTGTTATTGGCAATACTGAGATTTTAACAGAATTTAGCGATATTTTAAATATTGCAACCACCTATACTTATAAAGGCGCCGCTGCAGGTTATACTGTACAAACTGGGCCGACAGCCGGAACTCCGGTAACTTTAAGTTTGCAATCGTGGCTAGATCAATTTGCCAGCGTATTAGACTTTGGAGCGGTAGGCGACGGAACTACAGATTGTACCGATGCTATCAACCGCGCTTTATATCAATTGTATTGCCGAGAAGTAAACCCACAAATCCGCCGCAGTTTATTTTTTCCAGCTGGTGTATATCGTGTAACTGGTTCTATCAACATTCCTCCTTATGCTACATTATACGGCGAAGGTGTTGACAATTCCATAATTGTTATGGATGACGGCGTAGATGATTATGTAGCTCGGACTGCGGATAGTTTGCAAAACGTTGGCGTAAATATTGGCGATGCTGGAGCAACACCACCAGAATACATCACTATTACCAACATGAGATTTACTCATTCTGATCCTACAGGCAGTGTATTTCTAGTGGAAGATGCTACCAATTGCCGTTTTCAGAATGTAGGATTTCAAGGTGCATCAACTACAGCTGATTTGGAATCTGATGCTAACGGATCTATTGGCGTTAGTTTTGCTAGTACTAGCAGTCTTGTCTGCGAACAAATTACATTTGATGGTTGCGTGTTTTCTGGGCTAGTATGGGGTATGCATACCGATCAACAAACAAAAGCAGTTACAATATCTACAAGCCGATTTAATATTTTATACAGAGGCATTGCACTAGGCACTGCCGCAGTGACCAATGGCGGCCCAACTGGCACACGCATTGTGGGCAACCTGTTTGACAACGTCTATGCTGAAGGTATTATATTTGGTAGCAATCTTGTGTTGGCAATTAATGCTAGTGGACACAATATTTTTTATGATGTAGGTAATCACTTTACAGGTAGTACCGGAACTCCGGCTACTAGCATAATCAGTATACTCAGTGACAATAACATCAGCATTAGTGATCTGTTTGAAAGAACCGACACATTTGCTACAACCTATCCTAGAGTGGATCTCAACAATACTGTTAGCATAGCTACTACCAATGGCAGTCAGTTGGCTTTAGGGACCTACACTAGAGAAAGCGGGCAACAATCTGTTTTAGTTGATGATGATAGCGCATCTGTATTTACAATCAGTACCAATATGACCAAAGCCTTTATGGTCAATTATACCATTACAAGAGGCGCCACATACCGTACCGGAATCATCGTGGTTGCTACTGACCCGGGTGACTCAACTGAGTTGACCTGGAACGATGATTATACAGAAAACACCAGTACTGGAGTTTCGTTATCAGTTAGCCAAGCTGGTACCAACGTTAGTTTAGATTATACTACTACTAATATTGGATCCAATGGCGTCATACGTTATTCTGTCACGTATCTAGTTTGATCTGGCCTGCTACATTTGCCGCTCGGCTCGAAAGCTGGAACCTGTTACGGGACCGGTGCCAAACTCTACCCATAGAATCTGCATTAAATGAAATCAATTCCTGGTGGTTTCAAACTCCATGGACTCCATATTATTTACATTGGGATGATCAACCTACATGGCCCGATCCATGGCAACTTTTGAGCGATAATGTCTATTGTGATCTTGCTCGGGGGCTCGGAATAGTGTATACTATCAGTATGCTTGACCGTGCGGATATGGCCGATACAACCCTGATTTTAACTGAAGATGACAGTAATTTAGTCCAGGTAGCAAAAGAAAAATATATACTTAATTGGAACCTTGAAGATATCGTAAATACCTTCACGAAAGTAAAAATCAAGCAGCAGTACCAGCAACACCAAATTATCTAGCAGTAAACAGTACAATTAAAACGATAGAGAGTAGAATGACGCAGATTACAGTAGTTAAAAGAAGCGGACAAAAAGAGCCACTACATATTGACAAGTGGCAGGCACAAGTTGCCAAGGTCTGCCAGGGCATTGCTGACGTAAGTCAGAGTATGATTGAAATTAAAGCACAGTTGCATTTTTACGATGGCATTACCACTCAAGAAATTGATGGAATTACACTTCGTGCCATCGTTGACTTAATTGATGTAGAATCAAATCCAGATATTGGACACACAAATTACCAATACGTAGCAGGTAAACAACGTGTATCAATGCTACGTAAAGATGTATATGGTTCGTATGGTGTTCCGCATCTTTATGAAATTGTAAAAAAGAATGTAGCCACAGGCTTATACACATCTGAACTTCTTGAATGGTACAGTCAAGAAGATTGGAACAAGATGAATGATATGCTTGACCATGACAAAGATGAAGGATATAGCTATGCAGCCATTGAACAACTTATTGAGAAGTATCTTGTTCGCAATCGCGCAACAAAAGAGATCTATGAGACGCCACAAATTAGGTATATTATTGCGGCCGCTACTGTATTCCATAAAGAAGAGCCTGGATCGGCACGTATGCGTTACATCAAAGAGTATTACAACTGTGCGTCAGATGGTCTATTTACTCTTG